TTCTTCACGATCACCAACTTCCGTGCCACCGTGGACAAAAAACACCTTGCGATCTTTACTAACATTATTATTTATGAGATCATATAAAGGTTCTCCGTGTTTTTCAATGTAGTTGAACAGCACAAGAGTATTGCCACTAAGGTCTTTCACTAAATTTTTGATTAAATTATTTCTTCCTCTATGCTCAACCAAGTAATCAATTTCATCATGGTATGTTTCAAAATGTTGCGCTGGGTGTTTACAGAGCAGTACTTTGATCCTAAATTTAGACAGGTAACCAGATTTGATGAGATCATCAGTTTTTGTTACTTGGTCACAGGATCCGAAGAGACCTTCAAGTACCCACTTGTGAGTCTTAGACCCATCCAGTGTACCAGTAAACCCGAACCTATATTTAGCATTATGTAACTTAGTCATAATGCCTGTAAGGGATTTACTTTTAAAGAGATGTGCTTCATCTCCTATGACGCAATCAATGTCGTCAAAATATCTCTTGGGAAACTTATAGATTGATTGCCAAGTAGATATAATAATATCTTTATCTGTATTCTTATCCTTACCACCATAGATCTTATGAATAAAATCGTCGGCGTTCCATCCATAGTCAATGAAGTCATTGACCATTTGCTCCACAAGGGATGTAGTTGGGACGATTATAAGTATCTTCTTGTTGGTGGCGCTATAGTATCTGACGAGGGAATAGATCATAAGAGACTTCCCCGATCCAGTAGGAGAAAGTAATAACTTACGATTATTTCTTATTGCTTCATACACTGCCTCGTACTGATAAGTACGGGGTTTTATATTGCAAATTTTATCCATGAAGAGTTTGACACCAGCAGGTGATACAAACGAATTCTCTTCATGTACGTGACCATACCATTCATCTTTTTCATAAACCACTTCATACTGCCTTTCTGCTGCCCATGTATGTAAATGATTTGTTAGTCCATGATATAACGCACCAGTAGCAGGTGAGTATAGATGAATGGTTCCATCCCAGTGTCTATATCTGGGATTCTTTTTTAAATACTTTGCTTCTGGAACTTCAAATGTAAAGTAGTCTGCTAACTCTCTATGAATATATTCTTCTGGAGATTGAATAGTAACATAAACTTCGTTCTTCTTTTTTACTGAGAGTAGAGTCATTACTGTCCATTGATAAACTTCTCCCACTCAATAGCACTCTTGACTTGGAATCCTCTGTTTGAAATTTGTTTCATTACCTGATCTAACCAATACAGCATTTGATCTAGGTATTTGATTTTCGCTTCTAGGTTGATGATTTCATCATCAGACTCTAGGTATACTTTCATCTTTTCAGATGTCTTAATACTATTGCCAAATGGTTTTTCAGCATATACTCTTGCGTCAGCTTCTCCTCCGTAGTACTCACGCTTTTCTTTGACAAGTTTGCGAACTTCAAATTCAAGAGAGGTTTTAATCTGAGATACGTCTGTGTAGTGGTTTAAGTATTTATTATGCTGGAAAGGGATGTCAAGTGCGAGTTGACCTAGATCAGCAGTGTACTGTTTGTTTTTAAATTGAAAATCTACGTGACTATCTTCTTTCCACTCAGATCTCAATGTTTCAAATTTTTTACGAAGGGTATCAAAATTCATACTAATTCTAATTTACCAAATGAATGTTCGCTAAGTCTCTTTTTAATTAGTTTACCATAGTCCTCGTGCAACTCACACCCAATATAGTTTCTGCCGAGAGACTTTGCTACAACTGCTGTTGTACCAGATCCCATGAAAGGATCTAAAATAGTATCACCTTTTTCACTACCTGCTTTGATACATGGTTCAATTAAGTCAGGAGGATAGGTAGCAAAATGTGCTCCCTTGTATGACTTGTTAGTTACTGACCATACAGATCGTTTATTCTTTGTTGTATATGATTTTGTAAGACCCGTATGTGGTTGTAGTCCTGTTCCTTCGTTGTGGTACTTTCCGTTTTTTCTGTTTCTTGTTCCCCAGTCTTGCTTAACTGGTTCTTTAATTGCTTCATTGTCGTAAAAGTATTTTCTATTTTTACTTAGTAAGAAGATATATTCATGTGCTTTAGTACATCTATCTCTTACACTCTCAGGCATAGGGTTAGGTTTATGCCAGATAATATCTTGTCTGAGATACCAACCATCTGCTCTCAATGCAAATGCCAACATCCATGGTATGCCAATAAGATCTTTTTCTTTAAGACCTTCCAACTTATTACCTCTCTTGGCACACTTGTCGGGTAGATCTTGTTTTGTTTTTGATACTGTTTGTTTAGGTAACGCTTGACCTTTGCCTGGTCTATAGTTGTAATAACTATCTCCTATATTTACCCATAGTGTACCATCATCGGTAAGAACATTTCTTACTTCCCTGAACACCTGAACTAATTGTTCAATGTATTCTTCAGGAGTTTGCTCTTGACCAATTTGATTTTCTTCACCACCATAGTCTCTAAGACCATAATAAGGCGGGGACGTTACACACATCCTCGCCTTACCAGTAAATTCTTTTAATGTCTCACGGCAGTCGCCAAATAAAATAGTATCACTCATTAAAAAGATTTCATTTTCTCATTAAGTATATCGTACTTCTCGTATTTGAATGTTACATCAGCGAGTAAGTAGTCTATATCCCCCACTGTAGCATCAAATGGAACACCTGACAAGCTTACAGGAAACATATTTACGAATTCCACAACGTGGTTAACGTTGTTATGTGATGTAAGTATCAATAACCTACCATTGGAATATAAATCTTTTGTTCCCTCAGCAGTTCTAGAATCTGCAAGACCATATGTTCTAATCCAGTTATGAACAGAGTAATAGTTTTCCAGTTCTTCGTCCACCATGAAGCGAACTGTTAAATCACCAAATGATACACCACCACTAGCGACAATAGGAACACCTCTAAATGGTGTTGACACTTCCGCAAATGGCATGTTAATGTCAGGTATTGAAGCAGATTGGCAAAAGAAATCTACACCATGAAAAATTTCTAGGTCTAGTTTAAAACCTATAGGTGTTAAAAAATTTCTATTTTTAGGTTGCTCGTTATACCATTCGGCAGCCATGTCAACTTCCCAAGCTACTTATTATTTAGTGTACCACCAATACGGACCTTCGCCAGGTCCTCCAGTATAGTCATCCTCATCATCATCCCATGTGATAGTGATGTTAGGATGTTTTTTCTTCTTCCAAGTATTAACTGTAATCACGGTGGCGATTGTTACAGCAGAAACTACTGGAGAAGCAAATAGCAGAATCTTTTGTAACATTAATACCAATATTCGTCTAGGACTTCTAAAACATTATTTAGCGTTTGCTGTGCCGCCCAACGTTCTTTGTCATCCCATTCAGGATACCAAGTTTTTTCGTGGATACCTTTTTTTATTTTGAGCACTCTTGAGGTCATGTCAACTTTAGACAATCTTCCATTCATAATACGTTAGACCATACAACTTATTATAGTGTATTTAATAAAAAAAGGGGAGCATACGCCCCCCTTTGATCTTGATATCGTGACCGTGTATCACATGAGGTTTGCAACACGTACACGTCTGTAGTACTGGTTAAGACCTGAACCGAGTGCCTCAGCATCAGGAGTACCGTTCGCCTTAACAACGAATGGGTTAGCAACCATACCGTAACGTGTCTTAAATCCAATTTTTGGTTGGAAGGTGTCAGGACCAATAGATCTGACCATTTGTAGAGGTACATATGGGCAGTAGAAGAGACCTGCGTCATAAGGAGAAGAACCCTTATAACCAACAACGTAGTAGTGAGTATCAGATACGTTAGCAGAATAAGGATCTACGAATACCTTGATACGACCGTTGATAGTACCAACTAGAAGATTACCAGTGTCATCAACTTCACCGATGGAAGGACCACCAGCACCAGTTAGACCAGAGGAGTAATCTAGAGTACCACTCATAGCAAGGGCAGAAGCAACATCAGCAGAAGTGATGATGAAGTTACCCTTTCCTCTACGAGTTTGCTGTGCGATTGCGTTAGCATCTCTTTCAACTTGGAACATAAGTCCCTTGAATTTTTCAACCGACCATCTGCCGTTTGAGTCAACGTCTAGGTCAAATACACCTTGGTTAGCAACGTTGTTCTGAGCACCAGACTTAGCAACTGTGTATACAGTACGAACAACTTCACGGTTGATCTCAGCAAGGATCTCACTAGAAAGAATGTTAGCGAGTTCTTGCTCAGCATCTAGACCATGAATTGCTTTCAAGTCTTGTGCTAGTTCTAGAGTGTATTCTGCTTTGAGAGCTCTGGACTGTGCAGTCACAGAAGTCTTCTCAATGCTGAATGACATTTCTCTGAAGAGTTTGCCGCTCTCACCTAGAGCTTCAGCGTCTTCACGAGCCATTCTTGTGGCACCGTTGTCATAGTTAGCAGCAGTAATACCACCACCAGTAGCGTCGTTCAATAGACCAGGATTAGAACCAGCAGCAGGATTCGCTGTATCATAAGCGTTTGCTGTAGCGTCATATCCACCAGAGAAGTCAGCATCAGGCTCGTTGTATAGAGCTTCAGGACCAGACTTGGTTTCGTAATGAGACTTCATTGCGAAGATTAGTCCAGTAGGACCACTCATTGGTTGAACACCGCAGATGTCGTATGCTACGAGGTTAGGCATAGCACGACGGATCAAGCTGATTAGAACAGGATCAAATCCAGCAAGACCACCAGTTTGTGTGGTAAGTCCGCTACCAGACAAACCACTAGCACCAATAGCGCCAGCAGCGTTGCCGCCTGCACCACCTGCTTCGTTTAGCATTCCACGCTCTTCACGTAGGAATCTTTCTTGGTTTTCTAACAGAACAGCGGTAACGGCTTTCTTGTAATTATCTTTGATGGCGTCAGTGCCTTCATGATTGAGAACAGGAGACCACTTTTCTGTTAGGGCTTGAGCATTAAACATTTTTGTTTACCCTAAATTTAAAAGTTTACTTAGTTATAATTTATTTCCAGCGAGAGAGTGCAGCAGCATACGCATCCATTGCTGGATTTGTGCTAGGT